TTAGATACAAGTAGTATAAATAGGACAGAAATATTGATACATATAGGAAATTATTATTATGATAGTCAAGGATGTATATTAGTAGGAAATGGTATTGTATTTAATAATGGACAATATTCATTAGTATTTTCAACAAATGCATATAAAAGTTTATTTGACAAATTAAATAAAATAGATATAGAAAAACTATATATAGAAATAACGGAGGTGTAATATGAATTTTTCAACCAGATTAAGTATTTTATTTAGTAAAGACGCAGTGAAAAAAATAGTAGATGTGGTATATTTGATAGGTAAACCGATAATAGATGCGTTAATTCCTGTTTTATTTGGTTACTATGCAAAAATACAATTTAAAGTAAGTGGGGATGTAATAGAAAAAATAAAGAGACACATAGTTGAATTATATTTAGATATAAATAAATCAGAATTAAAAGATAAAGATAAATTATTTTTATTATTAACATTACTAAAAGAAAGAATAGTGAACGAATTAGAAATAGAACAATTATATAAAGATTGTAAAGATGTAATAAAAAAAGAATTAGAGAGTGATAGTTTATGGTTATATTTAATCCAATTAGTAATCTTGCAAATAAAAAGAAATCGATAGTATTTTTATTTATATATGTAACTTGTATAATACAATTGAATGCTATTGGACTATCTTTATTTAAAGGAGCCGAAACAATACAAAATGAAATAAAAGCGTTAAATAATGAGCAAAAAGAAATTAAAGATAGTCTGAAAGATATAAATTTAAAATTAAATGATCTAAAAGTATTAAGTGATATAAAAGCAGGGGTAAATGATAATACGATAAAGAATAAAGTGAATGAATTAACAAATTCAATGCAGGTATTAGAAGAAAAAATAAATATTAAATTATCATTAATAGACAAATTGGAAAGTTTATTAAAGTTAGAAAATAATATTGGCGAAATACAAACAGATATATCAGCAATAAAATCAATGCAAATAAAAAATGATATAAACAATAAAATGAACGCAAATATATTAACAGAGTTTAAATCAGAAATAAATGGGTTAAATAATTCGATCAAACAATCAGCAGGGAGGGATGTAGTTACAAATGAAAGTAAGTTAATAAGATTTATAATAGGGGCAATAATATCAAATTTTGTATTAATAATAATTTTTCTATTAAAGGATAATATACGGCAACGAAGAGAGTTTCAGGAGTATGTAAAGACAAAAGATTTAGAAGATCAATATAATAATGAAAAGTTTGAGAAATTATTAGAAAGTAAGAATTTTTATAAAGAGAAATTGTTATCAAAATTAACATACGAGGAAGCAGAAAAGGTATTAAAGGAAAAACGGGAAAATGGCAAATAGTATAAAATTTTTTTCAAATCGAGACAACGAAATGTATTTTCAGTTAAGGGATTATAATATATTTAAAAAGGTATATGAATATGTGAACTTGAATGAAAATGATGTATATTTTGTTGTATATGATACAAAATATAAAATATTATTATTAAAAAAGTGTGAAATAATAAATATAAAAAATGCAGTGGTAAAGGTAAATGTTACATCCTATGAGAGTCAATCATTTGATGGGGAGTATTTTTATGAGGTATTAACAATAAATAAGGATGTGGAATTTAATGATAGAAGGGCAAAAATATACATATCATGTCCGAATTATGTGAATGTTGGATATAAATTTTTTGTATATGTAAATATATGTGATATGATGGAATCAGTAAAAAGTGGTTCATTTAAAATAAATTATGATTCAAATGTAATTAGATACGAATCAAATAGGATAGGGGAATATTTATACGATCCAGATTGTAACTCAATAGAGGAGAACAAGGTTGAATATAATGTTATAGATAATATAAATGAGATAATTGTAAATTTTGATATATATGAGAAATATAAAGAAGTAAATGGATCATTTGAGTTAATGCGGATAGTATTTAATGCAATAAATAGTGGGATAAATTCAATAAGTGTGACAAATTGTAATTTATATGATGATAATGATAATTTGATAGCAATGGATATATTTGATAATTATGTAAGTTCAAATATATATCAGTATCAAATAAAATACAAATCAAAATCATTTTTTGGTGGAATAGTAAATTTTTCAAAAACGGTGAATATAAAATGATAGATTTTAGAAATGTTCAGGTATTAAATAATGTATATAACATAAGGGGCAAATCAGAAATAATAATAACAATAAAAGAAGAGGAATTAGAAGGGGATATAGTAGCATATTGGTATATAAATAAGGGAAGTTTTTATCATAAAAGGGATTGTAGATTTGAAAAGATAACAGACACAGAGATAAAAGTATTTGTAGAACCGATAAAGGATTTTGAAGTAATGAATGATATATTTGTATATTTATTTATTTTAAATGGGAAGGATATAATAGCGAAATATGGGATATATTTTTCAAATTTTTTTAATGTATTGGATAATTTTTTAAGAAACAATTTGGATAAATATTGTCTATATGGGCGAATAGTGACAGCATCAAATGACGCAGTATGTAAAATACCGATATTTGTAAAAGTAAGTGATCAATATTATTTTAGTAATGAGAATGTAAGAGGTGGAAATTTTGTATATTATACAGATAGTTGTGGATATTTTTATATACCATTTGAGTATGATGTTGAGTATGTGATAAGTTGTCCATATTTAAATATAAATAATGTAATAATATATAATAATGATACAGAGAAAAGGAAGATAGATTTTTATAGTTTATTAGTATGAGGTAAAATATGATATTTTTAAAAAGGTTATTTGGGCAAAAGACAGAGCCAAAAATAAAATATGAGGATATAAATAATATACGGACTTTGAAAGAAGATTTTGGAGAAGATGAGTATATAACATCAACAGATATAATAAATAAATATTCATTATCAAGTGTATTTGATTATCATGCAGTAACATTATTTAGGTCATATGAATTGATGTTATATGAGCCAATATTAGCGACAGCGTTATCAATATATACAGATGATACATGTATGTATAATTCAGAGATAGATTCATCAGTAATAATAAGTGCTACGAAGAAACAATACAAGCAGTATGAAGTAAGATTAAGAAAATTTGTAGATGAGAACTATTTGGAAGAATCATTTATAGATTGGTTATCAAATGGATTACTATATGGGGAATTACCAATACGAGTTAAAGGGGAGTATGGAAAGGGGATAGTATCAATATATGATTATTATCATCCATCAGATGTATATAGGATAGAGTTAGGAGCAGATGTATTAGGATACTATATAAGGTCAGAGAACATATTAGTTCCACCATGGGAGATAGTATATTTTAGGATACCAGGAATGAGATTTAGGAGTTCGATATTAAATCAAACAGCGAATTTTGAAGAGATATATATAAACTATAGGGACAAGTTAAATGCAAAACTATTTAGACAAATAGGTAAATCAATATTTTTTGATGTAAGGGATTCATATAGATTATATAGGATGGCAATAGATTCATTGGTATTAACAAGATTAACACGCACACCAGAGACAAGGATATTTAAAGTATCATTTCCATTAAATAGGAAAGTTCGTGATGTAATAGATAGATTTAAAAGGATATTTAAAAGGAATTATTATTATGATATGAATAAGGGAATATTTCAGGCAATAAACAATCCGATAAATTTTGGACAGGATGTAATAATACCAGTAGATCCAACATCAAAAGAAGGGGATTTAAGTATAGATAAGATAGGTGGGGAAGCAGAGATACATTGGTTACAAGATGTGAAAATGTTAGAGGACAAATTATTTTGTGGTATACATTTACCAAGGGCGTTATTTGGGTATTACTCAGATATGCCTTCAGATTTAGCTGGACATAATGTAAAAATGTATGTGTTACAATATGCAAATGCATTATTGAAATGTAGGCGAAGTTGGATAGGATTTTTAAAACGGTTATTTCAAATACATTTATCATACTATGGAGTAAATCCAGATGTAAATAGATTTGATATAAAGGTAGCGAATGAAGGAACAGGGGTATTAAGTTCAATGTATAATTTTAATACAGACAAATTAAAATTCTATTCTGAATTTAATTCATTTTTATCATACTTTTTAGGGAAAGTAAATATGGATATGGATTTTAAATATTATGTTAAATATGTATTAAAGAATTTAAATCTATTTAATTTTAATGTGGAAGAATTTTTTAAAGAGAATAACACATTTGATAATATAACAGATGAGATAAAAACAGTATACAATGAATTAAGTGAAATATCAAAAAATGCAGACTATTCAAATGTAAATAAATATTTTAGGGATTTTAAATATCTACCAACAAAAGAGAATATAGAGAAGTGGGAGTATGATAAAAAAAATATAGATAAAATAGAGATAATAGATCACATAAGTGGTAAATGAATAAGGAATTTGTAATAACATACTTTTTATATAAATTAAACATAAATAAATATGTGTTTAATGAAGTTGAATATTTTGATATAAATTGTTTATTTGAGAAATTCAAGAAATATTTTGAGGGAGTAAATAAAGTAGCGAGGTATTATTTTTATTTAATATATAAGATGGAATATGAGGGAAAAAGATTTATAATATTTGAATTTATGGAACGATTAAAGGGGAAATCAGTATACACAAATTTCAAGAAGTTTTTACCAAAAAGTTTTAAAAGTAATTTATATGAGAAACTAAGTAATTATGAGGAAAGAATAGAATTTTTAAAAGTAGTATCATCAATAATAACGCACATATTGATAGAAAATAATATAGAAATGTTGAGTAAAGTGGTAAATAGTTTTTATAATTTATATAATAATATAGAAGATGTTGATGGATTTGTAAATGAATTTTATAAATTTATGGTGATGAAAAATGATAGATAATAGTGCAAGTAAATTTAAAGATATAACATACCAACCTTTGATATATAATGAGAGTAACAAAGTTATTTTAGCTGGCAATGAGATAGTATTAGATGATATATCATACTATAAAAATGTTGGAATATATGTGTATATAGAATGTGTATCAGGGTTGATAGATGTGATAATAGAAGCGAGTGAGGGGACAAAAACAATAAGATTAGATGATTCAAAGGTATGGTATTATAATTTTGGATTAGTTAGATGTCCAAAATTTAGGATAGTTGCAGTGAATGATTCAGTAGTAACAATATTTATAGAGAAGTAAAAGAAAAGGAGATGAAAAAGAATGTCAGAGTCTTTTACAAATGATAGTGATATTTTATATATCCCAACAAATGTATTCGGATATAAAAGTATGGGATCAAAATTAAGTAAAGCAAAATATGATTGTATGTTAAATTATGATAATAATAAGTATAATGAAACAATAATGAAAAATTTTAAACTATGTGATAGAGGTAAATATGGGAAATAAATTTTCATATGAATTTAAGTATTATGAAGATATATTTGATTCTGTTCATAAGACATCATTAAAAGCGGAATATAGTAGATTAGATCCAGTAGGAACAGGATGTTTTGGTATATTAAAAAATATAGATTGTTTGGAATTTGATATACCGAACAAAAATAAAAGATTATGGAAGAGGGAATTTTGGGAAAAGTTTTTGGATTCAGAAGAAACAAAACAGAAATTAAAATTAGGGCAATTTAATTCTTTAATAGTTCATCCGACTGAAGTGGATAAATTTTCATACGATGAGATATGTGCTTCAGTAAGTAGGATGGACATCGTGGATAACTTTGTAGTATCAGATTTTAAGATATTAAAGACACCAGCAGGAGAGGTATTTGATTCATTTATAAAAGCAAAGGTATATTATGGGGTATCAACACGAGCAGTAGGTAATCACAAATTGGAAAAAGGATATTATGTTCCATTATTAGATTCATCATTTATGTTTTTTGGATTTGATTTTGTTCCAAATCCAGCATACTTATCAAAGGCATTATTAATTTATGATTCTGTGTATGATTCAATACAAAATGTAATGATAAGGAATAAAGAATTAAAAAGTGTATCATATATATTAGATACATATGTAAATGAATTGAATTTAAAGAACGAGGGGGATGAGGTAGGTTATTCGGAATTATTAGATAAGTTTATAACTTTAAAGAAGTCATTTGAGGATTCAATAAAATATTATGATGAAGAGATAAAAAAAATAAAAACAGAGAATCAGGTATTAAAAGATTCAATAAGGGATTTACAGAAATTACATTACATATTAAAAACATTTTCGGAGGATTTTAGGAATGTAAAAGTAGAAGAAAAAGATATAAATGAATTAAGACGAGAAAAGAATATAGTTAAAATTATTTAATTTATATTACACTTTAATATAAATAGGTAATTTAACTATAGATTTAAATAAGTTAGAAAAATAAAATAAGAGGTGATAATAATGGCAGTTTCAATTAGAAAGAAAATAGAAGATGCAGTTATAGGAGATGTGGAAACAAGTCAATTAAGTAAGAAAGAAGTAAATCAGAAAGTGGAATTTTATGAAAGAGGATATTATGTTTTAGAATCCAAATTTGGAAAGATATATGATGGTGCATGCCAGTTTTTAAAGGATTATTTTGGAAAAACACCAAAAGAAGATGTATTAACAAAAAGTAAAATAGGAATATTAATGGATTCCTATTCTGGTGCAGTAAGAGACGCAACAGATGGTTTAATAAATGCGTCACCAATATTAGATGCTGATATAAACACATTTACATCAGATACAGATGTAGCAAAATACATAAATCAGGGATTCCAAATAATTCCAGCATTAGTTCAATTGTTAATAGCAGAAGATATAGTAACCTTTGTTCCAATGGATAGAAGAACAGCGATAGTGTTTGTAATGAATTTCTACTATGGAACAACGAAAGGAAAAATAAAAGGTTGGGATAAATTTCAGTCTAATGCCGATCCAGCATTACATTACAAAACGGGTTCTGGAGCATATTCAAGTGGTGGTGGATACAATCGAGCATATTATTCGTCAGAAGATGTAGTAAATGGATTCATAGGAGTAGGAGATGGAACAACAACAAATTTTGGTAGTGCATATGGAACATATTATTTAAGTCCATTACCAGTAGTTTTTAGTAGCATACAAATAATGACAGAGGATACAAATGGAGTAAAAACAACTGTATTAGGTGGATATAATGGTAATGCAGTAAATATAGAAGATATAACATTAAATATGTTTTCAGTAAAGAATGGAATAGATAATTTTTCAATAGATAGTAATGGATTAATAACAAATTTAGAATTCCACACACCACCGGCAAGTGGGACAAAAATATTAATAAATCATTCGAATGATTTTACAAATAGTCCTGAAACAATACCATATTTTAAGATAGCATTAGATGAAATAGATTTAAAGGCAAAGAAATATCAACTAAGAAGTAGCTGGTTAGTATCGTCTGCATTTGATTTCAAAAAAGGACATGGTCGTTCATTAGAGAATGATTTGTTAGCTGGATCAATTGGATTTGTTAGACATGAAATAGACGGACGAATATTAACAAATTTAAAATTAGGAGCAGGGACATCATTACCAGCATTTGATATCTTAAAAGGTGGTTCAACAGCAAATGTAGCTGGTATAAAAGAAATAGGAGCAATGTATTCATCTGCAATGTTAAATGCATTTGAAATATGCTCAAATGTAATATTTGAAAAGACACAAAGAGTAAAAGGAAATCGAGTGATGGTGGGAACAGCAGTGGCTTCAATATTATCATCTATACCAGAGAATTATGGTTGGAAATCTGCACCATCAGATGTTGACGAAGGCGTAATAGGTTCCCATTTTTTAGGAACATTAAATAACAAATGGAAAGTATATTTAACACCATGGTTAGCACCAGAGGAATTTGTTGTATGCCACAAACCAAAGAATGATTTATTTGTATCATATTTAGTTGGGTGGTATTTACCATTATTTGTAACACCAAGAATATATCTTGCAGATACAACGGTTCAATCTGGTTTAATTTCAATGTATGCAGAAAAAAGTGTAAATGAATTAATGGTAGTTCGTTCATCCATAAAGAATTATTCATATGGAACATCAGTATTTTAGTAAATAGGAGAATATATGGGAAATAACATATTTGATAACATATTTGTAAGAGAGGAAATAGATGATGATGGGTTGATAAAACCCATCATCATCCTATCAAAAGAAGTGAAAGAGCCGATAGTGATATGTAATCCAGATGATTATGATAGAATAGATTTTTTTTCGATAAAAAAGAAGATATCAGAGACATTTAAGAATTATAAAGAAGAGATATTTAAGGAGAAAGGTAATAATAAATTAACAAAGAATCAACAGCAGCAACAGCCTCAAGGTGACAATTTAGATATGTCAACACAAGGTAATGTTCCGTCTCCAAGTTCATTATCATTTGGTGATTATCAAGAGCCAATGTCTATAGTTTAATAAAATGAAAAGATATGAAAAAAGATGAGATATATAGATGGATAGAAAATGAAAGAAGACCATTTCCATTAATTGAGGGAGAGATATCAGTATACCAAAAAATAGAAAGGGCGATACGATATTACTATAGTTATGTCAATGAGAAATTGAATTTTCAATTTAATGCAAATAATTCAAGATGTATATATGAAATAACAGGAGTATCAGATGTATACTATGTAGAGCCATCTCGTAGAACATTGATATTATCGACATTAGATTTGACATATGCTTCATTAGGAATAAGGATAATAGATAGGAACATATCAGCGACAGTAGAGGAAGTAGCATATATAAAGAAGTTACAGGAATTTGTATCAGCGGATTTTATGTGGGAATGGAAGAAACCATATTTATTTTTAAGTAAGATACCAGAATACACAACATCATTTAATATAAGTGTAAGTTTAGATATAGATGAGGTATATGATATAATAGATATAAAAGATAAATATGCGATAGATTGGATAACGAGATATGCATATGCATTAGTTAAACAGCATGAAGGGGAAATATTAGAAGCGGGGTCAAAATTTTTGGGAGTGGATATAGGGGGAGGAGAGTTAAAGAGTAGTGGGCAAACCGAACAAAAAGAATTAGAAGAAAAGTTAAAAAATTTTATAACAAATGATTATGTTTCAATATTTTAAATATGAGATTTGAGAATCTGAAATATAATTTAGAAAGTTTTGCAAAAGAATTTAAAGAAAGGGTAAAAGATATATCAATAAAATCAATTGTATTTAAACATTTTATTTTTTTAATTGAAGTAAGAAGTAGTTCAAGAAAAATAAATAATAAGATATATAAAGTTTGTATATATATAAAAGATATAGGTTATGAATTTGTAAAAAATGGATACGAGTTTAATATAAATTTAGATAATAGTGATATTCAATATTATTGTAATTGTCCTTCCTTTACTTTTTGGAATTGTGGATTAACATCAAAATTAATGGAAATTGATGTAAAAAAAGATCTTTTATTGTATCCAATGGAAGAGTATAAAATAGAACCAAAAGGTGAGGAAATAAATACATGGGTTCGTAGATATTCTCGAACATATTATAATAGTAGTTTAACAAAAAAAAATCCATTATTTTGTAAACATATATATTTTTTAATAGATGATAAATTAAGTGAAGAATTAGTAAAGCCAGGAGTAAAATTAGGAGTAGAGAGTAAATTATTATATTATGGGAAATTAAATAGAATTATGGCATATCAAGATTGGGATTATGAGATATATAGAGGTATATTAAGAAATAAATATAAAGTAATTCCGTTTGTTTTTTATGATTCAGATGATTTTTTAATGGAAATATTAAGAAATAGGGAGTTAGAAAGTAAGAAAAAGACAAAAGAAAAAAGTAAAATAGAAAGAAAAAGTAAAGTGAAAGAAAAAAGTTCTATAAAAGTAGTTAAAAATGTTGTAAAAGAAAAGAAAGAAAATCCTATTGTTTGGTATTGTATAAGATTTTATTTAGAAAATTTTAAAACAATAAAATCAGAATACATAAATGAGTTAGAAAATTCCTCAAAATTAAAAAGAGTAAATTATGAGTTAAAAGATTTGAAGAAGCCGAGGATTTCTGAAAATTTTCAAGAAGATGTAAATTTTAAAATTTTAAATGTAGAGTATGAAAAAAAAATTAAAGAGTTATTAGAATATTTTTTAAAAAATAAAATAAATGAAATGATAAAAAAGTATAGATTTTGTATAGGTAGAATAAAAAGAATAAAATCAATGAAAAGAATATTTGTAAATAGAAGAAGAAAAACAACAACAATGTTACCTACAATAAATGAAAATAATGAAAATAATGAAAATTTGAAAAAAGAATATTTTTTTAATAAAAAAGAAAGAATGATGTATTATAGAAGTAAGATGAGGGAAATATTTACGATATTAAAATCACATAGAGATAAGGTATTTGAGTATATAAAAGATTTAATTTTAATAAATAAAGGAATAAAACTATTAAAAAAAGAATATAAGAAGAAAAGATTATTAGGAAAATTATCTGGGGAAAAGAGTTTAAAAATATTATATAAAGATTTTGAAGTAGGAAAAGAAAAAGATAAATTTTTAAAAATATTTAATAAGTCGTTAATATATGTATTTATGTGTAAAGAGTGTAGGGATAGGAAAGATATAGATGATGAAATAATAGGAGATTATGAAAAGATGAAAGAAGCATTAGGAGATTTTAAGCAATATATAAATAAATTTAATGAATTTAGAAAAAATTTTGGAGGGAAAGAAGAAGAAATAATAAGGTATATAAAAAATGATAATAATTTATATAATAAATATAAAATGTATATAGAAAATATTAAAAGTGAATATGAAATGCATATAGAAACAAATAATAAAGAAAATAATAATATGGGGGTTAAAAAATGGAAGATTTAAATAAATATTTATTAAGTTTAGATATAGAAGAGGATGACATAAAGAAGAAGGATAGTGAAAATATATATTATTTATCAACGAATAGATTAAAATATTTATATAATGTATTTGTATATTTAATAAGGGAGATTTCATTATCTGGATCAGAAGAGATGTATATAAATTCTGAAGTAGTAAAAGAAATAAGAAGAGAGGATTATGACAATTTAGTTTCAAAGATAGAGAAATTAAAAAAGAGTAATTATATAAGTGAAAACGAAGCAAAGTTTTTATTATATTTAATTGGATTAGAAATAAAACGAATAGTATCAATAATGGAACATTCATATTTATTTTTCTTTTATGCATTACAATATTCTTTATTTAAACCAAATGATTTATTTGAAAAAATACCAGATATAAAATTATTTACAAAGGGAAATGTAGAGAATTATGATGTATTTGAAAATAAGATGTTTAACATACCATATGAGGATATATTTGTGGAATTTGCTCAAAAAGATGGGACAAAGATAGTAGGGGATTCAATAAAAATAGATGTAAAAAGTGGGGATAACATATTATTTTCAAGGATATTAAAGGAGTATAAAGATGCAAATAGTAAAGAAGTGGTGGAATATGTAAATAAATTAAAAAGTGATTTAGTTACAAAAGGGGTGAAATTTGATACAATAGATATAGTTCCGATAGTGGATTCATATTATTGGAGATTAGAAAAGGGTAAGAAACCAGTAATATATGATATGAATGGATATTGTTATAATCCATATTTATTAAGGATATTATCAAAATCAGAAAATATGATAAATCACTTAATAAATGATAAAACAAGTTATATTGTATATTCAGGTGACATAGAAGATGAAGTAAAATGTAATGTAAATTATTATAATGGTGGAGTAATAATAGATTTTGAAAATATAACACATAGGGAAAATTTAGAAAACATATTTAATGAAATATTTTTAGTTGATATAGGTTTAGTAAAAAACATATTAGATAGTTATCAAGTAGATGATGATAAAATAAATTCAAAAATATATTTTATGTCGAAGTGTAAGACAGAGAATTATGGAATGATAAAATTAGAGATAAAGGATTCATTTATATCAAAATGTGTAATTATATTTAAGATAGAAGATGAGATAAAATATTATAAGGATATGTATATAAGGGATTCATTTAATAAAAAGTATGTAATTCGATTAGACAAATTTGAAAGGGATAATTCAGTAGTATTATATGATATATATAAAACGATGAAGGAATATAAATATTGTGAAGAGGTAAAAGATTCATTTGTAAGGTATGATAATAAGAGAGTAATAAAATTGAATTACATAGATAGATATAAATACTTTTATGATTCGGAAGTAAAATGGGAATTAAAAGATTTATTTTATTCATATGAAGCATTAAAGGAATTTTATGAATTAATGATAAGAGATGAAAATGTATCATTTTCAACAGCGACATTAATATATAATAAAAGCAATAAGGTATTAGAGATATGGGAGATACTTTTTTATTATAAGGGAGAACGGTATTATATGTATTTAAATTTACTAAACGGGGATTTTTGTATATCAAAAGAAAAATTAAATAGGTTGTGGAAGATAAGGGATAATTTTAAGAATATAAGTCAGATATTATCGCTATACAGATATAGTGAAGATTTTGTTGTAAGGGTAATACAAAGTGCATTAGTAGATTTAAATGAGAAAGTAGATTTAGAATATAAAAATAGTATAAGGGAAAAGATAGAGGAAGAAGAATTAGATGAGGAAGAGGAAATAGATTTAGAAGAATTTGATGAATATAGATATGCAGAAGAATTTGATTCAGAGATGTGTAATAAAATAAGTAAAAAATATGGCAATGAGATATTAGATCGATATATATTATTTACGAATTTTAAAAAATGTAATATAACAGATGAAATGGGATATGATAGGATGAAACTATATTTTGATTATAAAAATTATGATTGTTTTGTTATTAAGGATAAAAAGATAGCAGATTACTATAAGGTAAGAAAAAATTACATTGAGGTGTAAAATATGCCTGAGAATATAAATACCCAAGAGGGGACGAAAGAGAGTTTAGGTGATACAGGGAATATTGGGACAAACACTTTAAATGAGGGATCAAAAGATCCATTAGAAAATAATGTAAGTGATATACCGAATTTGGATTTAAGTAAGATGCCAAAAATAGATGAGTTACCAAAAGAAGAGGAAATAAAAATAGATGTAATAAAATATTTTGATAATAAGGGAATGAATACATATACAAGAAATGGGAATGTGGAAGAGTTATTAAATAGTTGTGCTGGTTTTAAGGAAAAGATATTTGCAATAATAAGGGATAAGTTAAAAGATTTAGAGATAGAAAAGTTTGAATTTATAGAATATAGTGCTTGGAATTTTGAGGATTTATTAGTAATAGATTTTTATACATTAGTAGGATTTAAAGAAAAAGGTAATGATTTTGTATCATTTGTTGTATTTATAAATAAAAAAGTAAGAAGTTTATCATATGTATTTATATTTGAAGAAGAAGAGATATTTGGGCGAGAGATAATAGATTCATTACAAATAAGTAATGAGGTATATGATGCGACAAAGAAATGGATACAAAAGTTAAGAAAGGGCAAATTAAGAAGTGATTTAGGAATTCCAGAAGGAAAAAGTTTGTATGATGTTCCGATATCAAAAATAGTTGAATATGCAAATAAGAGTCCTGCAAATAGAAAAAGGGTATTAACATATATAACATTGAGTAAGTTACGAGGAAGAAGTGGTGGAAAGGAAAGAAAATTTATAAGTTCATTAAAGAAACGATTAAATATAAAAGATGAAATTGAAATAATAAAAGATAATAATCAGAAAAATTTAACTTTAGATATATTGTTGAGGATGAGTGGTAAAATTTTAAAATTTATAGGATATAGTGAATATTCAAAATATAATGATTTTAATTTATCATATTTGGAATATGTTGTAAAACTTAGATTATTATTTGGAATAAATATTGGAGGTAAAAGTTATTTTCTTGTAAATGAAGATTATGCTGGGGATTTAGGTGATATAAAATTAATTTCAGATTTAGGTAAAAATATTTTTAATGCATTTGAAAATTTTACTTTTGATTATTGTAAAGAATATTTTAGTAAAGTAACAAAAGAGGATTTAAATTTTTCAGCTGGATCAACATTTGATAATAATGTTGCAATAAATGTTGATATATTAGATGAAAAATATAAAAAAGTATTTTCATATAAAAATTTTGATACAAGATATGGAGATGTAGAAAATGTATTTAGTGGAATAAAGGGAAAAGTAGGATTATTATTAGATACTATAAATGATTTTCAGGAGGGAGAATTTGATTTTAAAATTTACATGCCATTTTTGAATGAAAATAATATAGAGAAAATAATTAAAGAATATGTTCAGCATGTTCAATCAGTAGTAGATTCTGATGGAAAAATAAAAAAATTTAAAGAAGATATAGAAACTACATTAAAAAATTCAAGAATAATTATATATCCATATTATTATATTGAAAAAATAGGTGAGAAATATGATAAATATCCTAATTTATCATATAATTTATTAGAGAGTACTGTAAAGTATGAATTAAATAAAAAAAAGGAAAGAAATACTGAAATAGGAGAAAAAAATAAGAGAAAGGAAAGAAATACTGAAATAGGAGAAAAAAATAAGAGAAAGGAAAAAGATAATAAATTTGAAACAATAATGAAATTTGAGGAAAAATTTGAAAGATCTAAAGCATATAATATATTTTATTCTGCATTATTTGAGGAGGAACCATATCAAGAAAATAAAAAATTTGTTATATTTTATATTAGTTTTGATATAGAGAATTCTGGATTAGTTGAAAATATAAAAAATAATTATTTTAATACAAAATTATCTTGTTTAAAATATGCTATTGGGTTGGATGAAAAGGGTAAAAGGGAATATAGGGTATTTGGTATATTTTGTATGACTGGTTATAAAGATTTAACAGCAGAAAATTTTTTAAGATATTTAAGTGATAGAATAGAAGTTCCAGAATTATTAGAAGATAATGTTATAAAGAAAATAGTAGTAAAAGTTATAGATATGAAAGATTTAATTGATATAAGTTCAATGAATGTATATGCAAAAAATAAAGAAAAGAAAATAAAAGAAATAAGAAAAAAGGTAAAAAATTTGGATAATATTTTGGATAATATAAAGCAAGATTTAATAAAAGAAGGAGGAAAAGAGGTAGAGGAGTTTATAAATGATATAAAAATAAGAAATACATTGATAAAGATAAAATTTGATATAATAGATGTTATACATAAAATTTTTGCAGAAAAAGAAAATAAAAAATTTGTTATATTTTATATTAGTTTTGATATAGAGAATTCTGGATTAGTTGAAAATATAAAAAATAATTATTTTAATACAAAATTATTTTATGGAATACTTTTAAAATATGCTATTGGGTTGGATGAAAAGGGTAAAAGGGAATATAGGGTATTTGGTATATTTTGTATGACTGGTTATGAAGATTTAACAGCAGAAAATTTTTTAAGATATTTAAGTGATAGAATAGAAGTTCCAGAATTATTAGAAGATAATGTTATAAAGAAAATAGTAGTAAAAGTTATAGATATGAAAGATTTAAATGATTATTATGGAGAAAATTTTTTAATTGATATAAGTTCAATGAATGTATATGCAAAAAATAAAGAAGAGAAAATAAAAGAAATAAGAAAAAAGGTAGAAAATTTGGATAATATAAAGCAAGATTTAATAAAAGAAGGAGGAAAAGAGGTAGAGGAGTTTATAAATGATATAAAAATAAAAAATACATTGATAAAGATAAAATTTTATATAATAGATGTTATACATAAAATTTTTGAAGAAAAAGAAAAAAGAGAGGTATTTGTAAAATTTTATAATTATTTTTATCAAAAGTTAGATGAAGTAGATTTTGGTAGAAAGTTAGCTGGAGGAACAGGAATATTTAGAAAAGAAAAAAAGGGGATGTTAATTAATGAGCCTGGTAATATATTTGATTCAGATTTAAAATTTGAGTATGTATTTTCATTTTTAATATCAGTGTTATTAAGATATATAGAAGAAACATATGAAAATGTAGATTTTTTTAAAGGAACAAATATAGAAATATTGCAAAAAGGGACAGAAACATTAAAACCGATAAAAGAGTATAAGGAAATAATATATCAAATATTTGGTAAATATATAAAGGAAAATTTTTATAGTATACCACACCCAACAAAATATATAGGTTTTTGTTATGAAATATTATCAGATATATTTTCTGATGATATTGTTAAATTAAAAGTTGGGTTATTGAATTACATAATGAATAATGAATACTTTAAGGGATATATAAAAGAAACATTTTTGGGTAAGAAATTAAGAAGTATAAATCAGTATATAAAGAATATAGCTATAAAAGAAGAAGATATAAAATGGGGAAAAGATATTTCAATTAAAGACATTTTTAGGAATATAGAAGAAAAAGTAAGGTATGATAATGATGAAACAAAAGGGTATTATAATATTTATAAATCAATTTGTTTGATGGTAGTTTTAAAATTTTTTTACACATATTTTAATGAGAGAGATGAAATTGAAATAAAAGAGGTTACAAATAAAGTTAATGAAAAGGGGTTTTTATATAAAAATGAGGTTGAGAAATGTTTAAAAAAATGTAAAAAATATATTGATGTTGCAAGAAATGATAAAAATATAAAATTGTTTAAATTAGCGATGTTAATGATAATAACAGAGAAAAATTTTAATATATTTTGTTCAGAGTTTTTATTAGAGAATGGTGTTGATATAAATAAAAATATGAATTATGAATTGAATATAGGAAAAATAGTAAATTATAAATATGAATTAATGAAAAGAGGATTAGATAAATATGAATGTGCATATGAAATAATAAAGAAATTTTTTGAAATGATGAATAAGAAATTTGTAGAAAGAATATATAGAAATATAATGGAATATTTTAGATCAAATAAAATAGATATAAAAGAGGAAGATTATATAGAGGAGTATTCTGATATAGGGTTTGTATTTAGGTGGAAAAAAGAAAATGAATCAGAAATGGAATTAAGATTTTTAGGAGATAAAGTAGAAGTTTATAAAGGAAATAAGTTTGAAATTAAAATGAGAGATGTGTTAAGAAAAAGATTAGAAAAGAATAATTTAAAAGATTATGAAGAACAAGCAGTAATATTAAAAAGAGATATTGGATATTTAGAAGAATACATATCAGAAGAGAAAGAAAGATATTATATTGAATTTAAGAAATTTTTGTATAAAGTTAATAATAAAATTCAGGTATATGTAATAAATGAGGAAATAATAAATTATTTAAAATGTTTGTATGTTGTGGATAAAGATGATATATTAATTGGAGAAAAATATATAGTAATAATTCCTCCAATAATAGAAAAAGATAAGGTAGATACATATAAATTGATAAGAAAAGGGGAATTAATTTTTGAAGGTGATATGACAATTGAAGAAATAGGATTAGTATATAAAGAGAATATAGATAATATGAGTCAAGATTTAAAATCTCAATATATAAAAACAAATCAAATTCCTCTTGAAGAAGAAGAAATAGGAAAAGTTTTTTCGTATGAATTAAAACTAATAAAAGAAGGACGAGATTTTGAAGAATATTTGTTTATAATAAAATCAATTAAAAGTGAAGTTTCATCAGATATTATGTCAGATATTTTTTTAAAAATGTATGATGTATATATAAATAATGAAAAAAGGGATTGGTTACCTGAAATTGGATTAAAATCTGAATATTATTTAGAAGATATAAATAAAAATTGTCCTAAATTAGTAAAATATAAAGGTGAAGTAGGATATTATGTTATACAGAAGGGGATATTGGAATTATATAGTGAAAAAGATGAAGTTAAGGATTCATGTAAAATATGTGATTCGTATGATGAATTGATAAAATATGTAACAATGCAGGAAAGTTATAATGATTTTAGTAGAGGGGAAATATATATAGAAAATGGTATAGAAAATATTAATAAATTAAGAATAAAGAAAAAACTTTATATAACTTATGATTGGCAAAATGAGAAGCCGTTTATAATGTTTAGTGATGATGATATTGAAAATTATATTTATTTATTTTGTTATTATGTAATAAATTTTAGTAATGAATTAAATGGTCAATATGATTTGTATGATAGACATAACACAATAAAAAATAAATTACAATCTTTTTATAATAAGAAAAATATTAAATTTGATAAATATGATAAATTTTCATTTGAAATATTTATATTTTTATTATCATTGTGTGATTCTGTTTATATAGAAATAAAAAAAGGTGATAGAAATATAAAAGTAATAGAAATAATAGATAAAAATATAGATAAAGATGAAAAACTAAAAGAAGAAAATATAAAAAGGTTTAAAGATGAAGTTGATTCTATTATATTAAATTATGTAAAATTTAATGAAGAATCATTGATTTTTAAATTAAATAAATGTTTAATAAGTGAAGAAAATAAAATTGAAGAAATAAAAGACGAATTAGAAAAGTTATATAATGAAGTAAAAGAAAAAATAAAAGAAGTATTTAAAATAGGGAGATCATCAATTTATAAATTTTTTGAGAAATTAATTCTAATGTTGGGTGGGAATATATCAAAGAAAGTAATATGTTATGTTTGTGAAGATTTAATAAGTAAAGAAAAGAAAAGATATGAATATGAATATGAAGAAGAATATATGTCAAAAATTGGTAGAGAAGAAAAAGATAGATTTCAATTTATAAATTTAAATAAAAATAAAAACGAAAATGAAAATATAGAAATAGAAGAATTGGATGCTGAATATGAAGATAAAATAATTGGTAGTGTAAGAACAGAAGATTTATTATCGGAATATAAGGAACAGATAGATAAAATGCGTGGTAAGAATTTTATTGATTCAATATTTGAATATATGTTTGATGTTTATATACGAGAAATAGGATTAAATAAATATATATATAATAAAGAAAATTTTGAAAAAAAATTAGATAATATAGATTTGGGGATTAAAGTTATATTTCCTAATAATACGAATGAAAAAGTAGAAATTGCAGGTGAAAATTTAGAAATAAAAAAATTAGATGGTGGGGTGGAGTATTATGTAAAGAGTAAAGATTTAAGAGAAAAAGTAAAGACTACATATAATGATATATTATTTTATAAAATAAAAGAGACTTTAGAGTTTACAGAAAAAAATTTAATGTTTTACAATTTAAAGTCTAAAGCTGAGAATGAAAAGAGTGATGAACTAAGAAAAAAAGATATGAGAAAAATTAAAAAGTTTATAGATTTTGGTGTAAGGGAATGGTCACAAATATATTTAACTTGTATGTATTTACATATAAAAGAAATATTAAAACAACAAATGTCATTCAAAGAAAAGTATAATATAATAAAAAGATTTGCTACACATCCACAAATAAAAAAGAAGATAAAATATATAGAAAAGAATTTGGATATAGGTATAAATATGTATGATGGTTATGCAGAATATTTGCTTTGGATTCGACAACAAATATCCAATAAGATAGAGAACTCAACAATATATGATTATGTGTCTATATTAAATCAATTGTATAAAGATTATGGGATATCAGGAGAAGAAAAATTAAATGTAATGTTTGTAGTATTTTATTTACAAACAAAAGTAATTAAATCATTAATTAAGAAAAATAGATTTGAAGTGGCGGTAAATGATGAAACTTTTGAAAGAGAAAGTTTTTTAGAATATTTTTATTATGACTTAAATGAGGATAGAGATAAAAAGTTTTTTAATGACTTTTTGAAAGAGGATTCTGTATTAAGTGATATTTTTGGAGTGATAAAGAATTTAATAATAAATCTTTTAAAAAGTGAGTATGGAATGAAAATAACTGATTCTATAGAGATGCGGAATGAAATAGATACAAAATATAATTGTTATTATTTGATAACTGATTCATATGTGAATGAATGTTATAGGATGTTAAAAGAAGGGGAATTTGATTTTGCTTATAAAAATATATATGTATTTGATGTGGATAAAGAAAGTCAAAAAAGAAGAGATGTAAAAGGTAATAAATTAATAATGATATGTGATTCAGAAAAGATATACTATCAATATAAAAATTTTGATAATGTAAAAGATTTAAGAAAATATTTAATGAAAGAAATAGATTTATTAAAATTTAACATTATAGATAAATTAGATTATGATTTATATAATTATTTTGAAAAAATGAGTAAAATAGATTTCAATTTAGTAAGTGTTTATAAAATATTAGATAATTACAATTCAGCGACATATAATTTTATGTATAAGTATTTAGATTTTAAAGAATGTCTTTTATATAAAAAAGAAAAAAGTTTAATATTAAGGAGTGAGATATGAAAAAGAAAAAAATATTTTTAGACGAACAAAATTTAGAAAATCAAGAAGAAACAAAGCAAGAAAAAGAAGATAAAGAAGAAAAAACGAATGAAACAGAAGATATAAGTATAACATATGGTTCAAAGGGTGAGGGGGAAGGAACAGAGGAAAAATCATATAAGGACTATTTTTTTGAAGAAGTAGAAGATAAGAAGTATAAAATAAAGGGAAGATATTTTGATAAGAATCAAGATGCATTTGTTTTTGAGATATCGGAAGATGACAAGAAGGAATTTGAAGAGTTTAAGGATTATAAATTGGTATCCTTTAATTTAAAGGATACCAATTTATCTTATAATGGGTTTAAGGATGAATCAGAATATAAAGAGAATTTTAAAATGTATTTAGATATATTAGACAAAGTAAAATCAAAAAAGGAAGAAGAAAATGTAGACATATATTCATTAAAATATAAATTTTATAAATTAGAGGAAGAGGACAAGAAAGATATAGAAGGATTAGAAGCATATGGTGTATTGATATATGATGTGACAAAAGATGGACAAGGAGTAGTAATAATAGACACAGAGGAAGAATATAATGTAGTAAAAGAAAATATAAAATCCGTAAAAAGTGAATTAGAAAAAAATGAAGAAAAAGAAGAATTCAAAAAATACTATGATAACATAAAAAAATATGGAGTAGATTATGTATATAAGAAGGTATTAAATAAGGATTTAGACTTAATGAATAAGGGAGCATTAGTTCCAAAAGAGGAAGAAGGGGGCGGGGAGAATATGAATATTGGTATGGATACTGGATATGAAATAGATTTTAATAATCAAGAAGCAAATACAACAAAAGAAGAAAATGTAAAAGATTCAATGTATATAGGTTCATATAAAGTAAACACAAAAGAACGGAGATGTTATATAAAAGATAGTTTTATAGATATAGCTGGGGGGACAACAATAGATAAAATAGGTAAAATAGCGGAAGATAATTATGAAGAGTTATTAGGGACAAAATTAGAGGGATATTCAGTATATTATCAAGTATATAGGGATAAGAATTCAGATAAATACTTTGGTAAATTTAATTTTGAGGATTTGTCTGGATTAGAAAAGGGATTTTCAGTTGATTTAGAATTTGATAAAAAATCATTTGAAGAATTTTTAAAGACATTATCGATGAGTGATTTATTTAAAAGTAAGATAGAAGGATTAGAAGAATCAAGTGAAAAGAAGACAATAAATAAAGAAGCAGAAAAATATAAAAATTATGGTGACAAGGAAATATTTAATGAGTTAGATAGGGTATTAAAAACAGATACAAGTGGGGAATTTAGTAAAGAGTTAAAAGCAAAAGCTGATACAATGGAAGAAATAATGTCAAAAGGGACAGCGGACAATAAGATAGTAGTAGATTCAGAAAATAAAGGGACAAAAAAATTTGTATTTGAATTTTTAGATGATATACCAAAAGAGTTTATAGAAAGTTTTAAGGCACTAACATCAATGTATAAATATAAGATAGTGAAGGAAGCAGATAATTATATATCATTACAAAAGGTAATGGATTCATATGTATATAATTGTTTATTTGACGGAAAGGATTATGTTGTATACAAGGAGTATGATAATAAATTAAATAAGAAAGAGTTAAAGGCATTAAAGATGAAATCAAAAGAACTGAAAAAGCATTTACTTGATTCAGGATATGGGGAAAGAGAAGCAAGAGAGATAATAGAGGATTGTTTTGAATTTGTAAATAAGCCAGTAGAAATAAAATTAAATAAGATGATGTTTGATAATGAATACTATATAAAATTTATAAATTCAACAAAAGAATTATTAAATAAATATTGTAAGATAATAGATTCATATTCAATAACAGATTATTCAAAATTATATAATGTGATAAAGAATATGGACGAGGAAGATAGAAAAGAATTATTAAAGATTTGTTTTGAATTTATAGAAGATTCAGTAAAGGTATTATTATTAAAAGATATAGCAAAAATAACAGATTCAGAGGTATCAACATTATTAGATAATAATTTAATAGTGAATAAATATGGAAAGGATGAGAAAATAGTGTATCAAATATACACAAGATTATATGAGGCATTTTAATGATAAATGAGGCAAGTGGCTCAATAGTAATACCAAAGGAATTTTCCTTTGCAATAAGGAATGTAATAGATAGTATAATAGATGTAGTTGGGATAGAATGTGAAGTAGAACGATGTATAGGAGAGAAGAATGAGAGTGTTTATGGTTCAATAAAGATATTTGATAAACCGATAAAGACGAAATTTATATTTAAGTTACCAGATAGATATGATAAGGTAAACAATTTTGGTTTAAATTTATCAACAGAGAATTTTGAAGGTAGATTTAAATTTTCAGATGATGTAAAAAGGTTTTCGATAGTAAGGTTTAAATATTCAGTAGATGGGATAAATTATAATGATATGAGTATGCAGGTTACAAAATTTTATACATTTGGTGTAGATATAGAGGTATTATGTATAGCTGTATTATCACCATATACAAATGTAATAAATAACGGAGGTATATAATGATAAAAAGTATATCCCCAGCGGTAAATTTTAATGTATATGATAAGTCACAATATGTAGACGCATCAAAAAATGTATCATCTTATGCAGGGTTTGTAGTTCAGGCAAAAAGTGGGCGACCACATAAATTTTATTATACTGTATCAAAATCAGATTATATAAGGGAGTTTGGAGATGTATGGTTATCAGGACAATATTCAACATCAATGTTATTAAGATATTTAGATAGTTATTCGTCAGCAATAGTAGTAAGAGAAGTAAACACAAAGACAAAAGATGCATTATATCCAACTGTATTTATAGGTAAGTATAAGAATAATGCAGAGGGGATGTCAAAAAGCTGTAAACCGTATGATAAGAACAATCATACTACAACGGGTGGATTATGGGATTTATTTTTTGATTATAACGAGGAAGATAGAAATTGGGGAAATGTGTTTGCAGATACAGATAATAATTCAAGAGTAAGAGCAATAAATGAGAATTTTAATACAGATTATACATTTTTAGTTCATTATAAAAATCCAACAGGAGAGATGAATAAAAAAATATCAGTATCAATATATAGACATTTTTCCAAGAAATTAGAAAAAGAAGATACAATAAATTTAGTAAATAATAATGAGGACAATTCAAGATATGAAATAAATCTTAGTGAATTACAAGTAGGGGATTTAATAGAAGTAAGGGCATTAGAAGAATATTATATATTTTCATATAGCACTTCGACGAAATTAAATACAGAAATAAATGATACATTTACAAATGTATTTTCAAAATTAAGTGTTGATAAAATAACAATATATTTTAAATATGCGGGGGTAGTAGAAAGTTCAGATTTTAGTGTAAAAATAAATAATGTTGCACAAACAATGATAAGAGGAAATAAATTAACATCTTCAATTTATTATGATAAAAATAATAATATATTATATGTTAAAAAGGATATCCATTTGGTAGAGGAAACAACAAAAAGGATATTTAATGTGGAGGATAATGTAACAATATCATTTAAGTATGAAGGGGAAGACATAATAAAAGAGTATGTAATAGATTCAAGTTATGAATTTACTAATAGTTGGTTATCTGAATATTATGTGTATATATTATCATTAAAATATACAAATAGTGAAATCCCAATAAATGAAGGAATAATATCAAATATAAAATTCGAACGGACAAATGTTCCTGAGGTAGATTTAATAGAGAATATAGAAAATAAAGAGAAGTTTTTTATATTATGTGTATATAAAAATGGAATGAAAGTATCGTCATATGTATTATCAAAAGATCGGACATTAAATTTATTATTTCAATCAAGACAAACATTACTAACAAAAGCGGTGAATGATGCGGATGAAAATATAAATATAATAGATAATGTAAATGTAACGACATTACCTGAAGAGATAATAGAGCCGATAGGGATAGATGGAGGTAATAATGGGTCGGATTTAGAGGAAGAAGATTATTTTAGGGGATTAGATATGTTTTCAAAAAGAGATGATGTGGATATATTCTTTTTAGTTCCACCTGTAAAAGACCCAGACATATTAGATAATGCGAAATTTAATTCTGTAATGGCGAAATATTGTATAAATGTATCAAAAAAGAGGAACAATGATGTATTTGTTCCTTGTGTAACATTAAAGAAGAAATCAGCATATGAGCATGTTCAGTATAGATTAGGAAAGGGGAAATATAGTGGAATTGGATTAAATATAGATACATATTTAGCTGGAATATATGCCGATTGGATAGAGGTATATGATGATATAAGACGAGAATATCAGGTGATACCACCATTAGGGGACATATTAGTGGTATATTCTGATATGTTTTTAAATTATGACTATTGGTTTGCACCAGCTGGACGAAAGAGAGGATTATTACCAAGTTCAGTAGTATCATTAGTGAATAATTTTTCAAATAAGAGTGATCGTGATTTATTATATAAAAATCAAATAAATCCAATAATGATGAATTCAATGTATCCAAGTCCAGTGATATTTGGACAAAAAACAGCACAAATTGTATCAAGTTCATTGGATAGAATAAGTTGTGCATTTTTAACAATAGTATTTAATAAGGTATTTACTCCACAAGGAGATGTAGTATTATTTGAAAAGAATGATGAAGAGACACGAAGTTTATTTAGTTCAATGATAACAGATTATTTGGAATATGTAAAGATAAGAAAGGGAATATATTCATATCGAGTTGTATGTGATGAGACAAACAATACACCATATATATTAAATAATAATTCATTTGTGATAGACATATATGTTCAATTTTTAAAAGATATAGAAGAAGTAATGTTTAATTTATATTTTGAGCCAACTGGTGGGGAGGTAACTGTTAAATAATGTTTGTTTATATAGAAAATAGTTTATTAACATATTTATCAAAATTATTTTCAATAGATAAAAAAAATATAGTATTTAGACCAAAAGACATAGCATTAAGGTATTTGATAGAAAGGAAAGAAGATTATAAAAATATATATCCATTTATATCATTTTTTCGAGAGATACCAACAATAGGAAAAGATGTAATGACAATAAAGACAGCAGAAGATATGAAATATTCAAAATTAATAAATAGTTATGGAAAGTTTTTACCAGCGATATTTAAATATAATTGTTGTTTATACATAGCGGATTATGAAAGGACAGTAGAGGTATTTTATTATTTAAATAGTGTAATACGAAAAATATATTTTATAAACTATTCAAATTCAAAATTGGAAGTAGAATTTATAGATAAAAAATATGAAATGGATATATATTGTGATGGAGTAACAGACGCATCAAAATACGATGAGTTTAGTTCAGTTCCAATATATCAATATGATTTTACAATAAGTGTAAGGGGATTTATAATGGACATAACAGAAGAAGAAGAAAAGAATATAATAAAGAAAGTATTTATAAATGTATATTATGATGATTGCAATGTAGAATTTAGTAAAGAGATAAGGTAGGTGAAAAATAATGGGAGTTACATATAATATATCAAATTTATTAGAGTCTTTTACATCGTTTCAGAGACCGTATTTATGGCGAGCGGATTTTTCAAATTTAAGAGTAGGGACATCAGTAAAAGTTCCATTAGCAGAAAATAAATATTATACATTAACATCAAGTATTCCAGATGTAAAGATATCAGAAAGTAATATTTCATTATTTGGATTTAAATATAGTTTTAATGGGATAGCAGATTATAGTGGTAGTTTAAGTTTATCATTCATATTAGACGAGTCAGGAAAAGTTTATGAGGATCTATTAAAAACAAGTAAAATGTATTCAGCGATAATAGATGATGGTTCAAATGTATCAAGTGTATATATATCAACACCGCCAAAATTTTCTTCATATGTAGTAATAGAATTATTAAAGACATCCAGGTATGATGATGTAAGATTTAAGCCTGGTTGTAAATTTATATTATATTATGCTTGGATAAATTCAATAGGAGGAAAAAATTTAAGTTATACTGCTGGCGGTGAGGAATATTTTACAGTTGAGGTAAAATTAAATTATAGTTACTATAAGTATGAAAAGGCATAATATTATGGATATATGGGAAATAAATTTGATTATTTATTATCAATAAAGAGACCGTATTTATGGAGGGTAATAATATCAGGATTTCCATATAGTTATTTTGCAGTAACAAGTAGTTTTCCTTCAATAAAATTAAAAACAAAAGAATATTATTATGCAGGAGTTCCATTTTATATACCAGTTGGATATGATTTGGGAGGGAAATATATAGTAAGTTTTATATTTGATGATTTAAATATAGTGTTTTTTGAGTTAAAAAGGAAGATATTAGAATATTCGGATATAGATGCTGGATTTTCAAATAGTAGATTAGGGGAATATGATGAAATAGAATTATATTTATATTCTAATTGGTTTCATTTTATAGATAATACAAAAAATTTACCAGAAGGATATAAATTAGGATTTAGGTTTAAAGATGTAATAATAACAGGAATAGATAGTGAGGCATTAAGTTATGATGGAGGAAATAGACATATGTTATTAAATACAGAATGGCAATATAGTAGGGTGGTAATTGGATAAAATATGTCAACTACCCCAACCTATAGAGGTTGGAGCTTGTAAAAGCTCAAGTTGACTACCCTAAGTCCTTGAAGGACTACGTTATATAGGTCATAACACCTACGGGCGTTTCTCCTAACTCGTAGCTCTGTTGCTTAACTTTAAACAATCCTGTGAGGTAGGGATAGTGAGTTAAGTGTAAAAAGCCTATATAACATTGGGAAAGGAGACATTACCCTTTTTAAAAGGAGAATACACTTTATGTTAGTGTATGTTTTAAATAAGCATGGGAAAGGAGGGAAGGCGTTTCCTCCCCAACTTAAAGAAGTTGGGGTCTCCACGCCTTAATTTAGATGAATTCTACAATACAAAATTTATTTTTGTTTCCATATAATTTATTTGAAGTAAAAAGTGATCATTGGTTATTTGAAAAATCAATATTTGTATATACATTAGAATTTGTAAAATTTTTAAGTTTTGAAATAGAGAATGTAGACATAGGTAATTTTAAAATAGGGTTTCCAAGGGCAATAAATTTTAATGATATAAGATTAACAGCGTATTTTGATTATGATACATTTGTAAATTATTTATTAAGATATTTTAATAGTGGAAGTTTTTTTGATTATGATTATTTATATGATGCATTTAGATTTATGGATAATGAGGATGTAGTTTTAGAAGAAACAGATCAAAAAATAAAAGATGAAGATTATAGGACGGAATATAGTTTAGGTTCAAATTTAGAAATATCATTTAAAATATTAAATGGAAGAATACAAATTCCTGATAATTTTGAATTAAAAATAGAAGAAAAGCAGGAGTTGAAAAAAAAGAAGGAAAAAATATATGATAAAATAGTAAATAAAATAAAAAGTAAATATTCAGAAGAAAGGATAAGGTCAAAGGGTCGAGAGTTAATAAGTGGATATTTAGACGAGTTTATAATGAAAAGTTATGATAAATTAAGACAGAAACGAGATAATACAATAAATAAGTTAGCAGAATCGATGTTAAAATCAGATAATAGGATAAATCAGGAATTAAAAAAAATAGTGAAATCGGAATTAAATTCATTAAGTTCAGAAATAGAATCAGAGATAATAGATGAAATAGATAAATACAAAGAAAAATTATTAGATAGTATATATAAAAATAACACTGAGTATGATATAGGTAAAGATGTATATAAAAAAAGTGAGTATAGAGAAAATGTAAGTGTGATATATAAATATGAACCATTTAAGATAGTATATGATGATGTATTATTTTTTCCAGATGTAAAAGAAATGAAGATGTCACAGGAATTAACAAATGATTTATTTAAGGTTGATATAATAGCAATAATAAAGAGTTATCCAAAGATGCAATTTACACAAATAGATAAAAGTGGTAAAGAAAATAAAATGAAGGGAGGAGTTGAGGTATGAATATAAAGATAAATGTAAATGAATTACCGTCACAGAAAATAGGGACATATAATTACAATCAGGATTATATTGAGGTGAGACCATTACTTGGAAAAGATTTTATAACATTAAAAGATGTATTTATGAATAGGTTATTTTCGTCTATGGATTTTTCGAAATTAAATATGGAAAATATGGATATGAATAAAGAAATATTTTCAAATATAAATTTATCAAGAGATTTTTTAGGAATGATTGTAAAGTTTATATATGATATAGTAAAGGATTTAATAATGAATTATCCGCATAAGGAAGAAATACAATTTTTTGATTATTGTTACATATTATATAAGGTAATATTTTATTCCAGAAGAAAGGAGTATGAATTTGAGACATCAAATGGAGAGGTAAGAAAGATAAAAGTGGATCATAATGAATTAACATATGTAATAAATAAATATGATAAAAATGAATTTATATTTAGATTTAGTTCAGATGAAGAGTATAATTATATATTGTCAGTAGTAGAAGGAATGAATCCACAACCAATAATAAAAAAGGAATTTTTATTACAGCCATTTAGTTTTCCAAATTATTTAAATATAAGTAAGGATTATAGTGAAATATTACCATTTGGGAAAAATAACAAAATAATTTTTGATAATTTATATTTTGAATCAGTGGAACAGATAATAAGCATATTTAATAAGTATCAAAGTTTAATTAGTTTTGGAATAAATAAAAATGGGGTGTTTCTTTTTTGCCCCCTTATTATTTCAATGTTTTCTGACATGTTTTTTGGAAAGTTATATTAAATGTATGTATTATTTGTATGAAAAGGGATACAATGAGTTAATAGTGACACCATTAAATATAATAGAAGAGATGTATGGATTTTCTATATATTATAAGTATATGAATATGGTAGATTATTTAAGAATAGGATTAGAAATATTTAAAAAGATAAAGGGATAATAATATGGCTGATGAGAATAAAAATGAAGAAAAAGTAAAAGTAGAAGAAAATAAAAAAGAAGAAACTGCAAAATCTGAAAAACCAACAAGTGGGTTAGATTCTGATAGTATAAGATTAAAACAGATATATGTATTTTCAGATATATTACTTATGATGCAGGATCATTTAAAGTTTTATAAAAAGATGATTAGTGAACATGCTGATGAAAAAGAATCAAAAAAAATCTTTATGGAGTATTTAAAAAAAGAAAAGGAAATAATGACATCAATAAATGAGTCATTAAAAAGGATGAATGAAATTACAAAAATGATGGGTAAAAGTAGTCCAGAAGTTCAAATGATAGAAGAAATGACAAAAATGTTTCAAAAATATTTTAGTATATTTGAGAAGAAAAATATTTTTGAAAAGACAATAAAAGACATTTTGGGAGATGTTGTAGAGAAAGTAGCACCAGATATAAAAAAGTCTTTAGGTATATTTTCATCATTGTTTTCGGATAAAGAAAATAATATTTTTAGTAAACTTAGTGAAAAATTAACAAAAATATTAAATTTAACTGTTATGGATGTATTAAAAAAAGTATCAAAAGGATTAAAAATAGATGTAATATTGAATAGTATAACAGATTTTATAGGAAAACATCCAAAATTAGTATCGATGATAAAAATATTTCATGGTTCATTTCTTTTTCTTCGTGGGGTGATAAAATTAGGTGTTGAATTTACAAAAAGAATAATAGGGACTGTAGTTAATTTTGTAAAGAATATAGTTTCATTTGCAAAAAATTTTATATCTGGGTTTATTGGATTTATTTATAATATATTGAAAAAGATATATAGTGTATTAGAAAATTTATTTAAAAATATCGTAACGGGAAAATATTTAATTTCGATATTTAAGTATTTTTATTTCCAATCAATGTATATAAAAGAAATAATAAAATCATTATTTAAATTTATAGGGGAAACTATATTTCCATTAATTTTAAAATTGATAAATGCAATAATGCCATTATTGAGGGCAATATTTACTGAAATGGGAGAATTATTTTCAAATGTATTTTTTTATAAATTAAAAGTATTTTTAAATAAAATTTGGATATTAGAATGGTTTATAGGAGATAAGAGTTTAGTATATGAAGGAATAAAAAAACATGGTATTTTAGAAAAAGAGGAATTTAAGGATGAATTTCAATTTTTTGAAGACTTACCTGAATTTATGAAAAATGTATCACCAGAAGATGTATTAAAATTATCTTCAAAAGATAAAGATTATATAAAAGATTATTTGGAATATATTAAAGAGTATACAGAAAAACAAGTATCTAATTATGAAGCAGAACCTAAATGGGTTAAAGCATTTAACCCTCAGCATGTATCTTATATGGAATCTACGGTAAAACCAGTATTAGAAGAAATAAGAAATTATTTAGAATGTTTAGTAAATAGACAAACAGTAATGGAGAGTCAAAGATAATAAGATGGAAACAAAAACTTTTGAAGTAAAGTCAGAATTATGGAATAAGATATATAATAGTAGAGATGAAAATACAAGTGGGAAATCGTCGAAGATTTATTTTTTTAGATTTTCAAGGAATTTAATTTCAGATTTTTCGTCTTTTAGGGGATATATATATATAAAATTTAATGATTATTCATTAAGTGGAATAAATTTATATAATGTATTTAAAGAGGATAAAATATTTAGTAAATATCAGAAAGAAATATTTAAAGAATTTTCAGAATCATTATGGGAAGAATTTAAAGCAAAATATTTTAAAATTGTAAATAAATCTAAAAAATTTAAATCTGAAAAATTTAAATATGAAAATTTTATAATATCATATCCATTTAGAAAAAGAAGTGATTTAAAAGTAGATTTACAATATTCACCAATAAGTAACTTACCATATGTAAGTGAATTAAAAGAGGGATTAAATTCATTTATAAACTTATTATATTCATTTTATGTAGGGCATGAGGATTTAAAAAATGCGACAGTTGGTTTTTTTAACGTATTTCCAAAATTATTTAAACAAATATTTAAATCTACATCAGCAATGATACCTTCACAATATAAAGATTTAAGGGAAAAAGTAGCAGAAATAGGAAATGTTGGATTTAATAATTTTGGTAATATAGGTGATTCGTTAGGAAAATATTTAGATGAATTAAAAAATAAGAGTAAATCTGTGATAGAAAGTATAGGGGAATTTAAAACATTTACCAGATTACGATTGACATCATCATTTCATATAAATTTTGAAATACAATTTAATATAGATTTATTGAGTGAGAATCCATTTGATTATTTCTTTTTAAGATACATATTAGGATTCTGTATGTTTCCGAAACATACAAGTATAAATTTTTCATCAATATTTGGAAATGAATTAAGAAATTTACGGGCATTTAGTTCATTTAATGATCCGTCACAAAAATATAAAATAACGACATTTATACCAATATTTTTATTTTTAGATGATGTGGTAATGACATCAATAAATTTTAAACCATCAGATCAAACTGTAGTTCGGAATATAAACATAGGTAAAAAATTATATGAGGTTGTATTACCAATGAATGTGGAAGTAAGTATTGGATTTTCAACGAGGTATGCATGTGATGTAATAGATATGATAAAAATGTTTTCAACTCATTTAGCGAGATTAAAATTAGAGAGGGAGGAGTGGAAATAAATGAGATTAAATTTGTATAATGAAAATGAATTTGATTATTTTAATTTTTTAAATATATTTAATGAATATGAAATAAAAGAATATAAATGCGTGGACGGGGAGAATTTTAGATTTGATTTAATTTATTATCATTATAAAAATGATTCAGACTATACATTTTATGATATAATGTATAATAATAAATATTTACATTTTATAGTAAATGATATATTAAAAGAAAAAGAATTTGAAAGAAGAAAATATTTTGTTGGATTATGATATTAGTATCTGTTCCTTATTATAATAATATAAAAGATATAGAAGAAGATATAAAGAAAATAAATATAACATTAACTTATGATAAAAGTAGTAATCAATTGAAATATGAATATAATTTGGAAAAAGCAAAATTGATATTTTTTCATTTATCAGATGTTATATTTAGTAATATAAACATATTAAGTTCAATATTTAGCTCACGGGGTAGGTTAGAGTTTATAGTATCTGAATTACCTGTTGCATTTTTGAATGTGAATTGTGAATTTGTATGGTTAAATGATTTTGATTTTTTATTACCTCAGGAAATAGGAAAGGTAGATATATCAGGATATAATATGAAAGAAGACAATTTATTAAAAGGTATGAAGGAATATATAAAATCAATAAATAAGGAAAAGAACTATATAAAAGATGATGAAGAAATAGAATTTTATTTATTTAATTCTTGTTTATATTTAAGAGATGGAGTTATAAAGAATTTTTTTGGATATAATAATTCATTTCCATATAGTAGGGTAGAAGAGATGAATTTATTAAATTATAAAAATTACAAATTTTATTTTTTAGGATATTCATGTAATTACAAAATAGTATCAAATAAGGAATACTTTGATGAAGCTGTAGAGTGTTTAAGTTTTGATAAGGAAAGTGAAAAGATAGTAAAAAATTTTTCAGATTTATATTTAAATAGGTTAAATGCAATATATCTAAGAAATTTTAAATACTATGAAAATTTTAATGATATGTTTTATTTGGATAATTATGTTAGAAAATATTTTGATACAAGTATGGTGAATGATGTATTCTTTTTATTTTATGATTATTTTTTAAATAAGACAAAATTATATAGTTTAACATTGTGTTATGATTATTTTAACATTTTATATAATGAAAAAATAAATAAAAAAGAAAAAAAGATAGAAAAAATAGCAACAATATTATATTTATATAATAAAAAAATACAAGAAGGTGGATTAATGGAGAATCCAATAATGATGGAGTTTGAATTATCTAATTGTGAATTTGAGGAATATAAAGATAAAAAAGTAGATTCTGAATTGAGATATATAGGAAAATTTTTTCAAGGATTTAGATATTTTTTAACGAATGTAAGTTTTATAGAGGGAAAATATCAAATATTATCAAATTCAAATCCAAATTATTTTGAGTATAAAGATACAAAGTTAAAATGCGGGGGAATTCCATTTACAAATACATATCCATTTAATTTAAATACTGGTTCAATGGCGTTAAAAGATGACGAAAGTGAGGATAGGGTAATACAAATAGTTCCAGAAGAAAATAAAACGAAAGAAACTAATAATAAAAGATATAATGATTATGCATATGTTTATAAGAATAATGGAGATAAGTTTAAATATATAATGACATTATTAAATACATATACACTATCATTTTCAGTTCCATATTCAAATAAGCATAAATATTTTTTATTTTCATTAATATATTTAGATATAATAGATTCAGTTGGTTTAAGTGGATTTTATTTTGTATATGAGTATCAGATACAGAAATACAGAGGTTCATTTATAATAAGATATAATGTATTTAGGGTGAAATAAATGATAAAAACAGATGAAGAATTTTTTGGATATGTAGATTCATATTGTTCAAAAGAAGATATAAAGAAATTATATAGTGAAATGAAATTGGGGGATGTGAAGGATTATATAGCGAATTGTGTAAATGTTAGGATATATGGAGTAAATGATAAGGAAGGGGAGCCGTTTGTTGCTACGATAGTATATCCAGCAATGATGAATTCAATACTAAGATTTTTTAGGGTATTACCAGAAATAGGTTCAAAAGTGATATGTAGATGTTCGCCGTATTTTAAACATGTTTTTGTAATAGGATATTTACCACCGCCATTTTTTGATGGTAGTTTTTTTGAGAAATTAAAAATAAAATTTGATGGGTTAAAACCTGGTCATTTTGTGTTTAAATTTACTACATTTTTTATGTATATAAATGATAATGAAGGTAATATATATATAGGAGATATATATGGTTCAGAGGTATGTTCAAGATTTTATATGAAATTGAATTACGATACATATGAGTGTTTTGTAAAAAGTTTGGTAAAATTTATAGTAAACGATTTTATAATAGATGGGAATTTGGAAGTGAAAGGTGATGTAGAAATGAAAAAAGGTTTAATAGTTGCAAATGATGCGATAATAAATGGAATAAGTTTTATAAATCATGTGCATAATGTTGGAACAGGACAAACATCACCGCCCATAAAATTTTAGGTGAAAAAATGAAAGAGGTATTACCTTTTTGGGATTTAAAATATGATTTATCTGATTGTATAGTTTATAAGGTAAAAAATTCGAAATTAGAGGTAATAAAGAATAATGATAAATATTGTTATGGTGTGGATGCAATTATTAATTCAATTACGAATTATATTAGGACTGTTAAGGGAGAAATTCCTGAGTATTATGAATATGGTAATCCGTTTATTGATTTATTGTTTGATAAAGATACGGAAATTACGAAAGAAGAGATAATATTAATAATAGATGAATTTTTTACAAAATATGAAACAAGATGTGAATTAGTAGATGTAGAGATGATAAAGAATAATAATACAATAATGTTTGAAATAAAAATACGGATAAAAGAGGAAATATATAAATTAATATATAAATTTGATAGTTAACATATAGGAGAATAAAATGGAAAGTGTATACAAGTATAATTATTTTACGACACCAGAGATAGAAAGATATATAAAGGATTTATTGGTAAAAGATATAATAAATTTGCCATATGATGCGGACATATCAAAATTAGAAGAGCAGGAAAAAGTGAAATATGATAATGCAATGGAGTATGTCTCATCAACATTTTATATATTTGTAAAGATACTATCACATTTAATATCATTAAATAATTATCATTTAATACGAGTAGCACAAGAGATGTTTCCTGCGTATGCAAAATTACCGTCATCTGTATTTAAATGGGCAAGGGCATTTGGATATCCAATATCATTAAAATCACCGGCGATTGGAATAGTTAGGTTAAAATTACCAAGTTCAATACCGAGTTATTTGGTATCTGGATTTGAGATTACTGTGGATGTAGATAAGTTATCAGTAAGTTTTGGTGGAAAGAATTTTATGTTTTTAAATCCATTTTCGATTGTGGTTAGGTATGGGGAAGGGGAATTAAAAGAGACGGAAGATTATTTTGATAGTTACAACAACACATTTTATTTTTATAAACAGGATCGGGATTTTTTAGGTAATGAGATAACAAAGATAAAAAATGTAACAGAATCAGGTATAATGGATATATATTATTATGTAGTATCAAAAGTTGAAAGTGAAAATCATTATGTTGTAAAGGTATCAACAAATATAGGAGTAAATATAAAGAATAATTACATATTAAAATTTTATCAGGGAGAAAATGAAGTTGGGGAAATAAATTTTACAAATTCGAATACAAATGTAAATCCAATGATATTTAATAACAATAATTTTTTAATAGAGACAAAAGATAGTAATGGGGAATCACAACCAATATATTTATATCAAGTTGAAAAGAATAAAGATGTATATACAATAACAAATACAATGTATAGACCATATTTTACAATAAAATTGGAAAAAAATAATTTGATTTCTGATTTTGAGTTTATAAAAGTGTATGATTCAAATGGTAATGAATATAAAGTAGTTAGTTCATTTTTTGATGCGATAGATAGAAAATATGCGGTTGTATGTGAGGTAACAGATGATTATAAATTAAGATTTGTATTTGGAGATGGTAAAAAGGTATTATTACCTGAAATAAATTCTGAAATAACGATAGAGACATATTCAACATTAGGAATAGAAGGACACATACAAAATGTTCCAGTGGGATCAGATAAAGATTATAATGTAAAAGTATATATGAAAAATTTAGAGCCAAAATCAATATCATGCAAATTAGAGATGCAGACTCCAACATTTAATGCAGGGGATTATGAATCAATAGAGGAGATAAAACGAAATTATTCAAGGTATGTATCATTAGGTGGATATATGACATGTTCGAATTATGATTCATATTTAAGTTATTTTTCAAATAAGATACCAGGAATATTATATATGAATGTTTGGGGGGAAAAGGATGTTTCAAGGAATCCGAACATATATAATTTTAATATAATAAATTTTTCATTTTATAAGGGATTAGGGGTAAAAGATATAGATTATTTAGATTACAATCAATACAAGACATTAACAGATGTAGAAATAGATTATATGCAAGAAATATCATATAATGGTGAATTAGGATATTATTTATCATCAGAGTTTAATGATTTAAGTGGTAAAGTAAGTGAGGAATTTGATAAAGTATCACCGATAGAAGTAAAATGTAGATTATATTCTGGACAAGTAATTCAATGTGGATTTGATGTAGAGTATTATATAAGTGAGGGTGGAAGGATAAATGAGATATATGAATATTCGATGAGGTTACTATATTATTTATTTTCATTTAAACGAAATAAACCAGGCACAGATTTTATGGTGAATGAGTTTATATATAGGTTAAAAGATAAGTTTAAAGATGTATTGGTTGATATAAAAGTAGAATCATTTATAATAAATAAATTTTTGTATAATGAGAATGGAGAGGATCAATATTATAAAATAAAGAAACAAAATATAATATATAATCCAATGAAATCATTTTTATTAGGGGACATAGAGAATTTTGTAATGTTTACTTTAATACCAGATACAAATAGTGTAACTGTGGATAAAGGTGGAACAGATTATACATATGATGATTTAATAGAGTCATATATAAAGTCAATTGGGGGAAAAATATATAATATTGTATCTGTTGATATATTATCAGATTCATATAGATTAGGATTAGATGATGTAGTTACGGATAATTTTTTTGGGGTGGTATCGAATTCTTATTTACATAATTATAATTTATTTGATAATTATGTAACAGGAGTAAAATATTTTGATAAGAAAGAGAATAGATATTATAAATTTATAGAAGAACCATATGTAGTAATTGGTTCAACGAAAAAATATTATTATACATTTATGAATGGGACAGAATTAGTTACGGTATATGCAACCGATAAATTTGAGTATAATTTTAGTGGATTAACAAAAGATATGTATGATGGATATGACTTTTTATTTTATATGAATAGAGGGAATTTATTTGTATCAGATAAATATTTATTAAGGTTTAATCCAAAATATTTTAATTATAGTTATAAGATAGTATGATAATAGAAAATAATCAATACATAGTAGATGATTGGTTTAATCCAGAGTTAGATAAGGAAACAAGGGAATTATACTTAAAAGAGTTTCGAGATATTGTAATAAATAAATTTTTTCCTTCAAATTATTTATATTACAATAGTGAAGTTTTAAAACCAATACTAAATGTATTTACATATTTATTATTTACAAATAATGAAAAGATACGGATTTTATATGATTTAATGGATTTTGATAAAATAAATGTAAATTTAATTTATGATTTTTGTAAGCATTTTAACATGCCATTATATTTTGATAAGGAATATTTTTTAAAACTTGATGAGTATACAGAAGATAAATTAGAGAAAAAGAGAAGAGAGTATATAAAGATATATTATAGGGAGTTATTAAAATTATATTTACAATTTCGAAATTATAAAGGGAATAGACACACGTTAAAATATTTGTTTGATAGTTTTGGATATAATGTTAAATTTTGTCAAAGGTATGTTAGGATAGGATATTATAATTATGAGTTAGTCAAGCCAATATATTTAAAAAATATAGATAGGGAAGTAGATATACTTACTTGGGTATATGAGCAACCAGATATGAGAGATAGGAGTTGTATGTATTTATTTGAGAATTATCGTGACGAGGAAGGAAAAGAGATATTTAGATACTATGAATGGAATACAGAAATGCCATTAAAGATGTATTCAAAACAACATAATGAATATTTTCTTGTAAAAGAATTTACAGATAATTATAAGACATACTATGAGGAAGTAGACGATAAAATATATATGTATTGTGGAAGGGAAGATGTAACAAAAGTTTATTTATATCATAGTTATTATCCAACATCTTGTTTTAGGGTAGATTTTTCATTAAAGTCAATGTTTAGTATATTTAGTAATGCGGAATCAGGAGAAAAAAGAGAGGTATATTTATTTAATAAATTTATATATGATTATTTTTTAAATATAATAAATAAAGTATTTCCTGTAAATGTTTCAATGTTGTTTATAGTTAGAAATTATTTTAGTTATAAAGAACAAGAAGAATTGATGAATGTAATAGATAATGGTTCATATAGTCCAGATGGATATATAGAAGATGCATATAGATTATTTAGTAATTGTTATTTAATATTTTCAAAAAAAGAAGGGTGTAAAGAATTAGATTTAAGATATAAATATAAATATTATATAGAATTCAAAAAGGTTGTAAATGATATATATGAGTATAATATAGAAAATGTTCTTTTTTATAAAGAGGAAGAGGAAAAATACTATAACTATGATGAGGGAGAAGTTGAAGGTGGATATATTATTAATGATTCGATATATTATTATAATTTTATATATATGACAAAAGAAATAGAAACTGAAGTAGAAAAAGATATTGGGTATTATGAAAATGTTACAGAAGAATATTTTGGGTGTTTAAAGCATTTAGGAAGATATGTAATATATGATATAGATTTAACAGATGGAGATACAACAAAAAGGTGGAAAATAAGGTTATCAAATACAAAAATAAGGGATTCATTATTAGAAGAAAAACCAGAGAATTGTTTTTTAAGGTATTTTGAAAGAGGGGATGGGATATTTTATATACCTGGACAGAGTGAATTAAATACTGTATTTGAACCTGATTTAACAAATAATATATTAAATACTTGGATATATGATAGAGGTGATAATGAAGAAAATTTAAAGGTATTTGAAACTTTAAAGTTTTTTAAATTTATTATAGATAGAAATAATATAAGTTATTTTTATAATTATAAGAATGAGTATATATCGGAGTTGATTATATATAAAGGATCTTATTATAATGTTGAGATATATTATTATGTATGTTTTGATTGTATAAAAATAGAAACTTTGATAGATTTTATTGAAAAATTTGGGCAATTTGAAATGTGTATAGATTTAGAAACAATAAAAGGAGGTAAAATAAATGCGAAAGAGTGATTATGTATTATTTTCAAATATTCTTGATTCTGAATGTAAAACAAATATAGTTCGAGGGGATCCAGCAGATTTAAATACACATCAAAGGGGGAACAATAATGTAACTGGAATAATAGATGGATTGGTTGTTCATATAGTTAATTCAGAATATGAGCCATATGAAGGTTCAAGTGATCTTTTAAAGATATATAATGGTAGTGCACGGGTAAATAGTTTGAACAGATTGGATCGACAATTTGTTTTTAATTTAAATTTACAACAAGGGTATTTGATATATGACTTTTCAAGAAGTGAGAATAATATTTTGATTAATTGGAATGAAACAATTAATAAATTTGAGATTTTAAAAAATAAAAACAAAGATGAATTTGAAGGAGATTATTATTTTGGAATATTTGTAGAAGGAGGGAATGAAATAAATGAGACTGTAATGTTTGGTTTTATGTCAGTTGGGAAATATGAAATGGCTCAAGAACATCGAAAGAATAATCAATTTATAAATTATGATCGGTTACATGATTTTGTTCGATTGTGTAAGTTAAAAATAGAAATAGTAGGTGGAATAAAAACAATTTCAAAGATATATGGATACACGCCAGGAACTGGATATTATACTCCATCCGAGAATGATCCAGATAAAAATTATATAGTTTTTAGAGATTATATAAGGAATCAGATAATAAGACCAGGATTTGATTTTGAAAGCCACTATCATGATATAAAATTGAATAATAAAAGTAATTGTTTTTATTTTTTGAAAGATAGTAATAATATAGGTTTTTATGATAATGAAATGTTGAGTAATCATATGAAATATATTCCAGATATTGATAGTTTTGGAGGGGAAATAGATATTGGTCAGCAAGTTATTCCTTCTGCCGGTTGGAGATTTTTTGAAACTAATTATATAAATGTTTTTGTGGGTGAAAAAATGAATAGATGGTTATTAATTGAAGTTGGATCTTCAAATGACTTTGATACTGGAGGAGGGGGGTGGGATGCTATTATATTACATATAACTTTAGGAGATGAAGTAGTAGATGAAGATAGAAAATTGATGTTAGAATATTATTTTTCGTATTTTAATAATTATGACAAAAATACTTTGGTTGATTTACCAAATGGTTTCGTCCCCGTACCGCCTCCGAGGAACGAGCCTTGGGTTCATGCATATCAATTTTCTTTTAATTCATTTTTTTATTATGCAATTGCTCTTCGTCATCATTCAATGAACAAGAGTCTTTTATTTAGGTTAATATATGATAATGAGTTTATTAATAATAATACTAATAGTAAAATTAAGATAAATCGTTTTGGTTATTCTGAGAAAAAGGCATGCAAGCTTCCTAATTATAAAATAAAATTTCAATATTAGAGTGATGAGGAGGAATAGTATGAAAATATATTATAATAATTCAGGTGATTTATTAGGTATTTATGCACAAAAT